CTTCTTCGAGAGCTTATGCTTTCGCACCTACTGACGTCTCCAACCTAACGCTAGAGAACCTTTTCACTTGACTAGGTACCAGGTGTCAACTGGATTTTATCAAGACCCTTTAACAGACACCTCTCTTTATCTGTTAGTGATCTTCTCATCTAAATAAGAAAACCCAGTTTTACTATCACTTTTCCCCTTCGCTTCTTTCAACAACTTCCTCTGAAGTTCTAACAACATCTGATCTGTTAATGAGTTGTTCTTATCTTTCTCTGACTCAACCATATCGGCAAATATCTTAACTAATCGGAGTTGGTTTTCATCACTAATTAAACCATCAGTCATTTTCACTAAAATATCCAATGGATTTTCTTCTTCTTCCTCAGAACTTTCCGATGAACTCTCATCATTTTCCATTCTTAAAGCTCTAAATTTATCTCGGGCTGGGAAGAAAATTGTATCTCCTTTCCTTGTTAGGCTCTTAAAAGCAAAAATGTCACCCTCTACAACCGGGACTTGTATTACGGTTAAATATACCAAAGAGGGGCTGCCAGGTAAGGCTGTTGAACCACCTCCGATAATTGATATAAAAGGCTTCTGAACGGGACTCGTTGTATCCATAACGTTAACATTCAAAACCATAGTGGCAACTCCTGAGGAATCACCTGGATTAGGAGCATAATAGTTCCAGAAACCATTTGGCGGACTAACTGGGAGTTGTGAAACTCCATCACCAAAGGAGTAAGTCGGATAAGTTAAGGTAGCCCCTACAGTACCAACCCAGCGAATTTCTACCCGATAATTGCCATAAACCTCATTAGCGAAGATGATTTGGTTGGTATTTGAAGCTGTTTGATAAACTCCCGCCAAAATTGACGGCAAACCTTGAGGTCCCGTGTAATTCATCTGGGTCACACCCATCGGATAATTATTTGTCCAACCTGTAGCTGTAAATGTATCCATCAACGGCCCATATTCGAAGTCATTTTTTGGTTGATAAAACTCCACCTCATATGTAGCCCACAACTCACCGATTGAAGCCCCTGATTCAGATTGTCCACCCACTGCTATCGTGAGTTGTCCCATATCATAAAGTCGCAAATCTGTTCCCTCTGGAGGTCCTTGACTTCTCACATACAACTGCTCCAATACAACTTGATTAGCTGCACACTCTACTGGGTGCATTTTGCTTTCTGCTGTAGAACCGCTAGTTGCATACATTGAATTCAACATTGTCACTTTATCTGAGAAAGGGGCATCCACACTATTATATTGTGTAGCTAGGGCCACATATCCTAAACCAGGCGCAGTAGCCAACTCACTTGCTTCTTGTACATACTCAAAAATCAATCCTCGCATTCTATAAGACGTATAAGAGTTAGCAACACGAGCCACCCAAGGGAAAGTGGAAAATAATCCCGGATTAATCGATAATTGAAAAGCTTGAAAAGATGAAGAACTAGAGTAAATATCTCCAAGATACTCTCGATGGTGGATAATATTAGCATTTTTACTATTCTCCATCATAGGAACAGTATTTCCATTCGCTCCTTTAGTCATAGCAGCTAGCAACGAATTAGACTGGACTTCATAATCACCAAAGCCACTCACACACGCTTCTAAAATAGAGGGCCCATATTTAATAGCTCCATTCAACATAGAATCTACAGCTGATGAGTACCAAGGTTCAGTCGCCAACTCTTTTTCAGTTTTCCAACCTTTTGGCTCAATTTGTTTCAACTCTTTAGCAATATTTTTTGGGCGTCGTTTCTTCGCCTGCGGAACCTTAGCATTGTTCCACTCTTTCCAAGATGGTCTATTAGGAGAAGGTTTTTTATTCCTCCTTCTTTGTCTAGCTACAACTTTCTGTTTTGCTAGTTTTTGCTTCACTAAACCTGGACCTTCTAAGGGTTTCTCTGGTTTAGTGCTTGCTTTCTTCGGAGTTCGATTCTTCGCAACCTTAAAAGTTTGCTGATTCGTCTTACCTCGAGTTGAGTGAGGATTTTGGCTATTATAGCGCTCTTGCTTAGCCTTGTTTTGCTTAAAGATTGGACCTGCATCAGAATCCGAGCCCCCAGCCTTCGTCTTATTCTTCTTTCTCTTTCCATCTTCATTTTGGACATTTGCCATTTCGCGTGTGCCAAGATTACCCACCTGATAGCTTAAAACTATCGGCCTCCTGGCAGGGGCAATGAGTCATTCGTAGTCTGCTGCCAGGAGGCAGAAAACTGGAGACTTGAGCACAACTGGGATGGATTTGATGGTTTCACAAAGTTCCTCAAAATCTTTAATCATATCGATTGTTATACCATATCTATCATGGATAACCGAATATGCTAAATCTAAGTTTAAATCCACATCCCTATTTTCAACTACGATTTGATAATACTTGGAAGTCAACTTAACGTCGTTTTCAATACCAAATCGAAACATCATTTTCAAGAAACTACCAAGAATGGGGTAAGTTAACGGTACTGGCCCAGGTGATTTCGCCAAAGAATACAAACACTTTCTATAAGCCACATAATAACTATCACCCTTGTAAATATTTAAGGGATTTTCAAGAGTCTTCCCCAATTTTAAAACCATACTTGGCAAGGGTAACCAAAAAGGCCTACCATCTAGGGTTTCCATCCACCATCCTTTTAAAAAAGTAGCTTCATTGTACCTCTTACGTGGAAAATGTTTTACTTTCAATCCCAAATCAGAAGCTAATTCAGGTATACTTCTTCCAGAGCCAGCATTTTTAATATAATAACTTCCCGCATCTATACCATGATCAGAATTGCAAAAAGTCGTAAGATTGTGTCCAGTAGCCATTTGAGTCTCACCGTCAAAGTCAATCAACACCAAATGCTCCTTATATTGTACGCGGACTCGAAAGCGTGCTGAAAAAGCTTCTTCTTTAGCTCTAATGAAGTCTTCTGGCAGTCCCATCGCGCGAAATTTATAAGTCTCGCTTCTATTTGCTGCCACACCTTGGGATTGATCATACCAAGAAAAATCTTCTTCACTATAATCGCCATAAAATTTATTTAAGAGTCCCCATGAGACCCAAGTATCGTCTCCCATCACTAGAAAAAATACTGTTGTTGTATTTTCAATGACAATGTCCATAACTCGATTTAACTTGGTGCCGGTATAACCTGAGCAAAAAATGAAAGAGACAGGAACTTTCAAACCAAGATCAGTGGTTAAATAATGTAATGTATCTTCATTATAGAGGATATGAGCATACTCACAGACACTGTGGGCTAATTGTGTCTGTTCAACCAAATACTCAGGAGAGAATTGTGTTATAGCTCGAGGTTTAAAAAAACCATCTTTTATAGCTATCAATTCATCATGTTTCACAGACACCGACTTAACGTTTCTAAAAACATTATGACCTTGTAACATCTTTTGATACGCAGCTAATAACCTAGCTTTCTTCTTATTAGGCATCTTAAAAACCGCATTAAGCAAACTAAAATGTTTGAGAGTGGTGTTATTTTTGAACCAATCCAATCGGTAAACCGTCAAGGACATCCACACTTTATCCAAATGTTCTAAGAACTCCTCTCGATCTTTAATCTTGGCTATACGGAAGGGATCAGCCATAACTCGCTGTTCTAAAGCATTCAACAAATTTATGGGAGCTTTAGAAGGTCGCACCATCAAATTTGATGGACTTACGATAGGATATATAAAATTACGTTCTCTCTCGCGATACAACGTATCGCTATAATGGCGCAAGAAAATCTTAGCTTCTTCCCATGAACATTCCTTGTAATCTATCCTAACTCGAATGGTTTCCACAGTAGCCGGTCTCCAAATGGGAATGGGCATCTCTCTAACCTCAATAAAAGCTGGTAACGATGCCCCTTCAGGTAAAGACTGAATTGGTTGTTGTACATCTATATCTTTAACCCCTTCTTTTCTTTGCTCCACCCAAGTTTTTAAAAAGAATTCAGGATTCCAAGTCTTAGAGTTATTTTTCCTCTGGTAACAATACATAATTCCCAACAGAGTAACCCATATTTGTGAAGCTCCCATATTTTCCAAAGCTCCATTTCGATACGCTACGAAATTGTTAAAAGCGTGAACGAACACTCTCATCCAGAAAGGGGCTTGTATATCCCTCAATATGTTCATATAACTATGAAACACAAGATTGAAAACAGCCGAATATGGTCCATAACGCATCCATTTATCTAAAGTTTCATAAACGTGATTGAGAAGAAAACTAGTGGTCGGTGAAAAGGTTCTTATCGCTTCTTCCAGTATAGGAGCTATCAACAACGGATAGAATCCATCACTCCTTATTATGGCTGTCACTTTAGTAAAGAAAACGTCTAAGAAGGTTTTAATCGAGAACGACTTAGTTAAAGCCAACGTTTGTTGCTTGAGACCCTCTGATAACAACAAAGAGTCTTCAATCGTAATTGATAACTTATCAGAACAAGCTAGGGCCACTCTCTTTACGCCATCAAAACACAAAAAACCAACTTCTTTCACGGTAGAACATACTCTTTGTAATGTGTTAGTTCTTAAATCAGCGGATGCTGGAAACAACCATTTCCGCATTAAAAACAACACAAAAGCAGAACCAATACAGATTCCCGCTGAGGCTCCGAATGCAGAACACTGGTATGAGGCTCCAGGGTACCGACCTGGATTGCGCACTTCAGCTAATCTTTCCTCCACTTTCGTGAATTTAGTTATCTCAGACCAATTATGTAACGCTTCTTTTTCTCGGCCATCGTAAATAATGGCACTTACAGTATCGCCCATCACTCTCGTTAAAAAACCAGGAAATCGTTTCTTCAAGCGCTTTGTGAGTGTGTTATTACTAAATTCAGTATTAACTAACGCTCGCACGGCATCAAGTAAAATTCCAGACATAGCTTTTCCTCTATAAACTAAATTTTTCTCTCTAAAAGTTGGGATATGAACCAGATAATGGGTAGGATAAGCTAAAGCATCAATCACTACAGGATAGCGGAAATATAATGACCACTCATAAATCTTCTCACCAACCCAATACTGTTTTTGGACAGGAACCAATTGTATATCCCCTATTTCCGGTGGTGGTTCCATAGAAGCTAAGGGCTGAGCTAATTCTGGTTCCCGCATAACACAAAACAATTTATAAGGTCCAAAATGAGCTAAATCAGCTATTGATAAGCCCATGTACGATCGGTGAGTATACAACCAATTTATATCCGGATGAGGTGCGTAATTAACTCCAGTCACATCTGGAGAGAACAAAATAAAATTGGTGTCAATGTCTCGAACCCACAATCCTTCATCATACAATTCGGAATCCATACCGGCATGTCCAAAAAAACTACGAGCAATAATATATACTTGCCCTGTGTTAGAAGCATCACATAATATCAATAGTTCTTCTGGATTTAAAGGGTTTTCATTTTTTAAGCCACTTTGATACACATCTTGTACCAAAACTACATCAAAGGCGTCAGGAATCCGTCTTCTATTAAAACCTCTTGCCACATCACCTTCAATAGTGTGTATAGGAGCAGGTATCCAGTTCAATTGTAAATCTAAATTTTGAGCTGGTGAAAAATATTCATTTCTCGTTGATCCATACCAATCCAACACTGTAAGTTGTTTCTTAGCATAACCCGCTCTCTTCAAGAAAGCTCGCACACAGAAATCTCGGTAAACCGCACTAATGGGGTGAGCACATCCTTCTTTCCGATAATGTCTAGCTGTGGCAAATTTCAATCCTGACTCATGGCTTTTGAAATATTGCTCGACATCTTTTCTTTTTGGCAAGGCAATAACAAAATCACCCGCCCAATCACTTAAAGTATAAAGCTTATCAATGCTGTCTGAATCTGAGCTATCTGTTTCCGCAGCATCTTCACTATCGTCACTAGCTAACGTCTCTGATACTCTACTCTTCGAATTCATCTTCGAGAGCTCAGAGGAAGACTCCGACCTAGAAGTATCGGTATCACTATCTCGAAGGATAGCTGTAGTGGTATTACTCTTTTTCTCCTTCTCCCCTTTAAAAGGAGCAGTCTTCTTAACTCTAGTCTTCCTACTATCTTTTAATTTCTTCGGGGTCCGCCGAATCTTTGGATTCTCTAACTTACCATCGGTCTTAGCACTATTTCCACCCATTTTAAATAATGCTGCCATTGTGTTCTTTTTGTGCTCAGCCACTATACGCTCTTGGTTAAGAGCTTCTCGATGTTTAGCTGCAAACTCTTTTTGTAGTTTAACATCTTCTCGAATCTCTGGAGGAAGAATATCTTCAGAATCATCTGATGTAAGAACGTTCTTCCTATTCTTCTTCTCACGAAAGGAACGCGAATCCTCTCCGCTTTCTAACTGTAGAGAATGAGTTATATCTCCTTCTTGATGGTAAAAAAATAAAACATAATTCTTCCGTTGCCACGCTTCATGAACTGTTCGAAACCCCTTGGCTTCAAACATTTTCTTCAGAGCTTCCTTCTTATAATATTGACAACCCGAAACATATTTCATCCAACCAGTGCTTCTAGTTTTCCTTTCAATACAATCATAAACAAAATGCTGAAAATCTCGGAACTGTAGTTCTTCAGGCATGTTGATCTCATGGTCATAGATAACCACTAATCCTCCGGGAGCTAATTTCTTATCTACCACTGATAAGCTAACATCAATATTTATATGATGCCAAACTTGATTCCATAATAACAAATCATATGTAAGCGGATCTTGTAAAGCTTCTTCCAACGTCGCGAAAGACCCAAAAGTCTTATCCTTTCGATGATCCATCTGATCAACTGATAAACACAGCGGTATTCGCATTTTCTCACAAATGATCTTAAAAATCTGACCATCGCCAGATCCAATATCGCACGCCGAATGGGGAGAAATCTTATATTTCTCAAACAATTCAGTATACATCAAAGCTATCCCTGGACTAGTATCATGATGCCAAGTAGGCTTATCTTGATACCTATCAGCTAAATCGTCGATAATTCCTTCAATTGACTTGTACTTAGTCACATCTACGGAGAATCGAACTCGAAACCAATCTTCAATAAGAATGGCTTCTTTTGAATGTAAAAGTGGTAAAGGTCGCTGTTTAACGGCGTGCATGAACTCTTC